ACAGATTCTGCAACCAGATACTGCAATTGTTCTCGCACGATACTGATCCTCTGTTCCATGTCTTCAACGTAATCAAGGATTGCTTGCAGTTCATTGCCATGCACCATCACAAAGTCATTGACCTGTGCCAGGCTAGCAATGAGTTTCATGTTGTGATCGCCACTCATGTGTTTTTCTCCTTCAAGGCTTGTTCAATGGTTCGGGAAAACTCAATCACTTCATCTGGAGAGATATGCATAGCTCGTCCTTCTGACCGATCACCACCAAAAATACTGTGCCCAGTAATGCGTTCCCACTCATCCTCAACTTGCTCATCCGTCAGACCAACCCATTCACGCTTTGGTGGTGCGGTGTAGAGAGGTTCAACCCATCCTTTATGATTCGGATTTCTCTCGGACCACTCTTTGTCATAGGTCTCATTCATTTCATAGCTACGGTAGTCGTAGCCGCCTTCACCATCAAAAGTACGCCACGCCACCGGCTCTTGCTTTTCTGTCTCTAGTGCTTGGCAGCAGTGCCCGCACCGAGGGCATTCAAAATCTAAGTAGGAATATGGCTTCTGGTACTGATTGTGGTCGCCGCTCATTTATCCACCTCCAATAACATCTTCTTCATCCGCTCGACTAACCAAAGCACGGTGCCGCCATCAGAATAAGTTGACGCAAAATATTCTTCTCCGTCTGTTGTCCAACCCATGATGACAACCCCTTCCAAAGTTTCTTTCGCTGCATCAAGTACCCTGTCTAGGGGTAAATCCAACCTAGTTACTCCCGTAAACTTAATGACCTTGCTCATGCTTTATCCCCTTCTCTGTTTCGCCACTCATCTTTACCCTGCATCCGCTGCTCGTACACTTCCATTAACAACTCAGCAGCTTCTTTGATCTTGAACTTCTCTGTTGTGCAGTAGTCAGGCAAGCCTTCGGCATAGCCCTCAAGCCATGCGGCTAGCATGGCGAACTTATGCGCGGGACTCATCTTTCCCTCCATTCAGTATCCGTGCAATCTCACGGTCTATGTACCAACGTGCCTTGCGTAAGTCTTCAACCTGCTCGCCTTTCAAGCCAGCTCGCCACAAATATTTTATAGCGTTACCCACGCAGAAATTCATATGCTCGGTAACTTCTATGCACTCCACCCCTGACGGGTGGTTCGTGTAATGCTTGGGGTGATTAACAGGGTCATTCATATTCTTTTCCATCCTTGTACCTCATCTGTCCAATATCTTTTCCATAACTGCATTGTCTTAAGACGTGCGCCTAGTTCAGTCAATTCAGTGGTGGTGTACTTCTTACACTCATGCTCTCTGCCGGGGCTTACCCATGTGTGCTTAAAACTGTAATGCGGTAGATACGTCACACCATGCAGAATAAATACAGGTTGCGTTTCGGTTTCTGCTGGTTTATTTAGATTCATCATCGACATCTTGTACTCTCCTTCTGAGCATGGCGTCTGCCACACGGTATGCAAAGTCAGCAAATGCTTCCTCTGGTTTTCTATTTGGCATCTGCCCCCAACGTCCTGCAAGTATTCCTGTGATAGCAGCTTTGGCAAAGTCATCACGCAGGTTTTCCTCGTACTCCTCAGCCTCTGCAAAATCCTTGTGCATCTGTTTTATTTCCTCGTCTGTCATACCTACATACACGGGATTCTTCCACTCACTCATGATGTCACCTCAAATCTTTTGAGTCGCCACACGGGTGAAACCCGTGCGTGGCTTCGGGTTGTTTTACTGTTAACGTATTGCCCTGTCTTAACAAGGATGTTCTGCTTGCTTAGTGCCAAACACAACGCCCCCCATGCGTTGTGATGGGGTGGTGCCCCCACCCCGCTTTCTTCAGCAAAAGTTCTTGCTGTTTCAAAAAGGCATCCGGTTACTCCAGCTAGCTCAAACCCACGAATAACATGGGTTGTAGCAAGCGCTCGCCAGTTTGCTCCGGCATTGCTTAAAACTGAATCAGTACCTGCATCTCTAAGATCTGTAGCAGTATTCATTCCACACCTCCACTTAGTCTGAGTTCAATACGCGCCCTATCCAGTGCAGCGATACGCTTGCGCTCTGCAACAACTTTTGGATCTTTCCAAGGGTAAGGCTGTTTAAGAAGACGCCACTGGCGCTTGAACGTTTCTAGTACGTTTGTGCTTTCGCTTGTTGTTTTGATTTGCATCTCTTGCTCCTGTTATGTTGAATGGATCGCTGAAAAACTGTGTTGGTACAGTCACCCTTGTTTTGGCAAACTTAGGTACTGTGACAATCTTTTCTTTTTCTTCTTTTGCCTTGGGCGTCATCGTGACAAACTTGTAATGCCGCTCCGCTGTGATGTATGGTCTGTTGGGATCTTTCTTTAAGAAACTCTCAACACACCCCGCCCGTGCAAGTCTGGTCAACAAAGAGTAAACAGCGCTCTTGTCTAGCTGCACTTGTAATGCAATCTCTCGCACGGTTGGTGGGGTCACGCGCTTCTTAACGTATTTGAGTACCTTGAGTTGTTTAGCGGTCAGGGGCTGTGGGGTCATCTGTCCGCTCCTTTAACCATAACACCGCGCAGCGCGAATGAAACAACGCATTCTCTGCATGATGTGTTGCTTGTTCATACTGCCGCTCGTTAACGTGTTCGTACACGAGCTTTAACTCTTTGTGTGCTTGCATAAGATGTTCACTTATATCTTTCATATCTTTCCTTACCAAAAGAATTTACGTGGAAGTTCAGCAAATTTAGGCAGTGGCTCGTAAGTGTCGGGGGCATGAAGGCGTACTGCTTTTAATAACGCCCGTTCAAACGCAGCGAGGAACTGCTTATCCGTAATATTAGATGCAAGTGCCTTCGGAGAGTTGCGAAGTGACTGACCGTGCATCGACCAGCTATTGCCGACTATCAGGTCATTAGTGTTGAGATACACCGAGTACACGTTATCGAAAACAGACTGCCCCACATCAGTGAGAATGAACTCAAGCTCCTCATCCAGATCACTCACACGAAGGGCGCGTTGTAAGTCGTTTATGTCTTTCGTTGCTACCGATGCTTTGAACGGGCTACGATACTCCCATGATGCGTTAGCGCGATAGGTATCCAAGCGATACAGTGCCAACAGCTTGACGGTCTCAATCTGTTTGCGAAACTCAGCACGTTCCTGCTTGCGTTCATTAGACACGACACGTCTGCACACAGGGATGTGGTCAGACTCACTGATAACAAGCTGCCCCGCAGGGTTGAACTTGAGCATGGCTGAGAACAATTCGTTCCCGTGCCTGATTTCTTCATGGTTGCGCTTGTAGTGCTTGTGCACAATGTGACTGAATGGCACAACACACTGCTTGTTGTCCTCGCCCACATAACTCGCTACCTCCCCACCATAGCTGCCTGATACGTTACGTGCAAGAAACTTGCGTGATGTCTTTGAGTTATCCCCACGTATGTACACAAGGCGATAGCCGAACTGATCGGGCTTGAGGTAGCGAATCATCTTGGTGTGATACAGGCACACGTCGAAGTAGGCTTCGTTTACACCGCGCTCAAGTCTGTAGTGCCATGCTGATACGTTCTTGAGTGGGCGCTCGTGATCATTCCACTTCACTGAACGTGGGGGCTTGGGTGTTTTGTCGAACCACTTCTTAGCTTGTTCGTACGATGTGATGGTTGGTAGATCGTGTATGTTTGCTGAAAATGCCATGATTACTCTCCAAAGTTAGTTTCAATACGGTGTACCGAGCTGATGTAGTCGTACAACTGCCCGTGTTCATCGGCTTCTTCAAATGTTTCAGCGCCGTCCTCACCAACTGCAAGGAAGCGATAGTCAGCGTCGAATAACTCGTGCGCTTGTTTGTACAAATGCTCGTGCGCTTGAACATCCGCATAGTCTGGATACCACTTCACATCGGTACACTCAAACGTGATGATGGGGTTGTCTTTGTAGTCGTGCTTAACCTCATCAACAGCTTGTGTAATGTCACCATTATTCTTAGCTAGCATGAGTGCAACAAACGCATCACGTTTCTCGAATGAATCAAATTTTATGACGTATGCAACGTCTGATCGATAGCCCATAGTTTTCTCCTTGAAAAGTTATTGCTGAGTAGACGCGATGTCTACTCATGTATTCACTGGACGCGCAGAACCTGTACTTCGTTGTTGACTACACAGGTTTTGTAGTTACCTGCACCCCAAGCCTTTGATGCCCAACCTGTTATCGCACTTTGTAGTGAGTTGTTGTCAAAAGGTACAACGGGGACACACGCTACATCCCCAACTTGCAAGTTAACTAAATGTGGGTAGTAATGCTTGTGCATTGCACCGTATGGATACAACTTACCGAACACTTTCTTCTTTTTAACAGGTGCGCGAACAATCTCAAGCTCTCCAAACTCTTGACCATCAGTTGTTATAACTTTGTATTTGCACCCCGTCGCAACAAGCAGCCTGATGGCTTGCTCAATTGTTTTCATTGTGATTGCAGGTAACTGCTGAACTGGTTTGGTTGGTTCCATGATGCGCTCCTGTGAAGAAGGTGACACTGGTTGAAAGAGGTCGCGTTGTTCCATGATTAGATCCTTCCTTTGATGTGAACTGCTTTGCCCTGCGGAGGGATGAACTGCTCGTTGTCAACGATGCCCCACAACGCAGCGCAAGGCACGATTGCGTTGTCCCCACTGAGATAGCCATCGGTCAGCCAGATGACTGCACGAGGCTTGTACTTCTTATCGGCTATGTACTTCACAACACACTGCGGAGATGTGCCACCCCCACCCATAGGCTTCATGAGCGTGGCGATAGAGTGATACTCGTCAGGCTTGAACAACTGCTCGCCACACACGGACGTGTCCCACCAGATAACGCGCAGTGCATCGGGCATAACAGTCTGTGCGATCTGTGCAATCTCACCGAACAAGATAGGATAGATTGGCCCCATCGAGCCTGATGTGTCACCCGCGATAATGACCTCACCCTTGTTGTATGAGAAGTGCGAGGGCAGCAAGATGCCAAGTGGTGCGAAGCGTTTGTTGGGCGGTACAAAGCGCGAGTGCTCATCACCCTTACAGATAGCGTCAAAGAACTCACGGAAATGCTGACGCCACTCGGTGTTACGTTTTGTAGCGTTGAGGTCGAGCTTGTTACCACCCTTGCCATCACCTGCTAACTTGTCAGCAAGCAGCTTGCCCTGACGTGCTGCCTCGTCGATCTGTCGATGTGCTTCCTCAGTCTCACCCTCATCAAGCTCATCGAACAAGTGATCATCGAAGCCACCCTCATCGTCCTCACCGCCCTCATCCGCACCCTGATCGATCAAGTCACGCAGCACACGCAGGAAACTCCAGCCCTTGTATCTGGTATTGACGTATGGCTTAGCGGTGGGGCGCTCGACCCACGTGAAGTTAGGATCAATCTCCTCAATGGTGAGGTTGATGACGTGATCCATCGCTATGTTGGACAGCTTGGGGTAGCGCTTGCAAACATCTTTGTACTCGACACAATGCTTGAGCAGCTTGTGTAAGTTCTCGTGGATGCGGACATAGCGCAACTGCTTGCGGTTCTGTGCAAGCACGAAGTCAGGGTTGTAATACTCATCACGACCATTAGTCGCAGCCGTGGGCAGACGGTCAGTGATCTCCACCCTGCCCACCATTGCCACGCCACTAAGCTGCGCAAACAGCGCGTTACGTGTAAGGTCGATACCGACAGCGGTCACCCGCTCATGTGGTGTTAGGTCTTTATACATAGCTCTCTCCTTGAAAATGGGGGCTTGTGCCCCCGAAATTAAAATGCAAACTTGTCGAGCAGCGCGTCCACGTTCTTGCGCACGTCATCACGCACAGCCTCGTTAGTGCGTAACTCTTTAGCGTCCACCCCTTGCAGGGCTTGCATGAGTCCCACACGCGCTTGGTCAAGTGTCGTGTCGTTGATGATGTTGAGGTGCTTGACCATGTCGCACAGCTCCAGCGCACCCGTGACGAGTGAGTCGTGGAACTTACGTGTCTTGCGATCACCGTCCACCTCGTCATACCCTAGCCTGTCCTGCATACGCACGAGGTGCGTCTTGAGTCGCTCACGTATGTCTGCCATCGCAGCCTCCACACGCTCGTCAGCGAGCTTGGCTAACTTCTCCTGAAGTTCTTTCTGAGCGTCATTGCCCACGTCAATACGGAAGTCACCCGCACGAGGCACAGGCATGAAGTTCACACGGAAGGCGAACTTGTGCTCAATAGCGTCCACGTCAGGGTAATCATCGCGTCTGAACATATCGCCAAGCGCCATCGCCTGTGCTGTGATGAGCGAGGGGTACACACGGATGAAGTCCTCCACATACGAGAAGAACGTCTGCTCGCTATCATTCAAGCGTTGGTTAAACTCGATGAAGCGTGATGTGGGCAGCAGCCTGATGCCACTGTCTGACCACGGCATCGTGTTCTCGTACACGTATGTGCGTACGCTGCCAACGTAAGTGTTGATCACGTCCAGCTCGTTGCGCCCTGCAAGCAGGTGCTTGTTGACGCGAGCCGCATCCTTAGCAGCAGCGTTCTTGGATGTGACCACCTCATCAGTGGTCTTCTTGTCCAGCTTACGTGCAGTCCACACTGAAGCGTTGAACTCAACGAGCATGGAGCAAGTGTCGATGTTGTAGCGTGTCATGGTATTTCTCCTTGTGGTTAGGGGTGGTAGTGCTACTTAGTTCAAGTCCAAGAACTGCTTGGACTCACGCAACATGCGTCCGAATGAATCGACACGGACGAATGTGGTGACCTTGGTGCTGTTACTTATTGATGTGATGAACATGTGCTTGACCTCCTCGCGCATACGCTCGACGTATGTGGTCACGCCCTCAGCCTCCTCACGTGTGTTGGCACGAGCGACGAACTGATGCGCTTGGATGATCTGTGCCACGGGATCACTGACGAGTGGCGCACCGAGTGGGTCACGCACGATGAGGTTAAAGTCTGGCAACGTGTTGCCGAGGCGTATGTGTGTGCAGAGGTTCTCTGCGAACGGCCCCACCGCACCGTAGAGCTGCGCTCTCACGAGCCTCATGCCCACATCATCAAGTGTTGACACGATGTCAGACGCTGTCTCCATCGAGCGAGGTGAGGCGTATGCGTCCTGCATCTCACGGGGGTTGTAGATGAACGGGTTGTCCTTGGCTAGCGACTTGCCTGCATACTTGCCCCCATCCTCGTAGTCAAGGAATGAATCGAAGATCTGCGGGTGCTTGACTGCACAGGAAATGACGCGATAGTCCAACCCTTTGCGCTCAGCATACGCACGCCACTCGTCAAGCGTAGGCTTGCGCATCTTGACCCGTATGAGTCGGTTGCGGATGTGCGCGGGGATGTTGTCACCAAGCCCCTCGATGCCGAGGTTTGTACCCATGATGACAGCCGACCCCTCGGGAAAGTGAAAGTCACCGACCCGATACTCATAGGCTACGGGCGCTAAGATATTCTTGACATAAGGTGGTGCTTTGGCAAACTCATCAACGAAACACAGCACAGGGCGTGAGCCGTTAACGCCAAGACGGTTAGTCTTACTCAGCCCGAAGCGCTCGTTGGGCAGCTCGCGTGATACACCTGCCTCACGGTCAATGTCAGGCATCCACACCGAGCCATCACTGAGTTGAGTTGCGTCGATAGGATCAACGCTGATGTGATTGGCGAACTGCGGGTCACGGCGCAGCGCATGATAGACAGCGGTCTTACCGATGCCGTTCTCACCCTCGATGAGGATGGTGCGCCGCTTGCCCCGCTTGTGGTGGGCTTTGATGACGTCAGTGACTTCGTCAAACGAAAGAAATAGTGAGTTGTTGTCCATGATTAACTCCTTGATTTATATGTGTTTGTGTTACACAGTAGGTTATACAGCAGATTAGACATCATGTCAAGTGTTAGACATTGTGTTCTCCTTAAGATGTTATGGGGAACTTGGGTTAGGTAGACGGGTTGTCTACCTAGCATCATCGTTCTCCTTGCCTTCGATTTCTTTCATAGCCCAGTGGTACAGCTTCACACACTCGTCAGCGCATGTGGTGCTGTCGATGTGTCCTGTGTCACGTAGTTCAATGACTACAGCCTGTGCTCTGACACATTCAGTCCACGTGTCTACCTTGTGCTGCTGTGTGTTATTCATATTCAGCACCTGCGTAACATCCGGCAAAGAAGTGAGGGCCAACACATGCGCGGACATAACCCACAGCCCATCTGCGTGATGGTTTGAAACAGGCATCTCGTCGCCCCTCCTTGTCAGCGCGTGACGTGGGCCATTCACGCTTGGGTTTCTCTAGCGCCCATGCCAGCATCTTGCGCACCGTGGTGCGTTTGTTCTTGTAGAAAGTTTTCTTGGTTTTCATTTCAGTTCTCCTTTAGTAAGTCTTCGTTGGTAATGTGTAGTGTGGCTAGGCGCAGGGCAATAGCGTCCCTGTCCTCCTGCTTCAGGTACTGTGACTGCCTGATGAGGAACTCTTTATCTTGTGTTGTGAAGATGTACGGGTTGTACTCGTTTGCGTCCATGAGCGGGAGATCAGTTGCTGAGTACCCGTGAAAGACTAAGTCTGCGTCACTGTGCGTGTGGTTGAACTTATCAAAGAGGTTGTTGAACGCTTGTGCCTCTTTGAACGTGAGGCTGGCGAACCGCAGCACGACCGTCCTGTTGTTCTTGGTGCGCAGTTCAGCGACTGCCTTGTATTTGTTTCTTGCTGCACGATGCTTGCGCTCGTGCTGCTTCGCCCAATCGACCCATTGTTTGAGTGTTGGTTTGGACAGATTTCTGTCCGGTTGATCTGATGTGCTCATGTCACTCTCCTTTTAATATGCACACCCACCGCGTGTCGGATATGCGCTTGGTTAA